GAGGACATGGCCTTCATCGAGGGCATGAACCAGACCATGCAGGGCACGGTGATCTACGGCAACACGGCGAGCAACGCCGAGCGCTTCACCGGGCTGGCGCCGCGCTTCACGTCGCTCGGCGCTGCCAACGGCGGCAACATCGTCAATGCCGGCGGCAGCTCCAACACCAACACCTCGATCTGGCTGGTCGGCTGGGGCCAGAACACCTGCCACGGCCTGTTCCCCAAGGGCAGCAAGGCCGGCCTCCAGGTGCGCGACATGGGCGAGGTGCCGGTGACCGACGCCAACAACAACGTCTACCAGGGCTATCGCACCCACTTCAAATGGGACTGCGGGCTCACGGTGCGCGACTGGCGCTTCGTGGTGCGCATCGCCAACGTCAACGTGACGGCCGGCGCGGCGACGACCTCGAACCTCGTCAACACGCTGATCGCCGCGGTCAACAAGCTGCCGTTCGTCAGCGCGGCCGGCAACAGCCCGCCGCCCGGCGGCACCAGGCCCGGCCAGGTCAACACGGCGTTCTACTGCAATCGCACGGTGCGGGCCGCGCTCGACATCCAGGCGATGGCCAAGGCCAACAACTTCCTCACCATCGAGACGCGCGATTCGAAGCCCTACACGGCCTTCCGCGGCATCCCGATCCGGATCTGCGACCAGATCACGAATGCCGAACCCAACGTGACGTGAGTCGTCATTCGCTGGGAGCGCGGCACTCCAGTGCCGCTCTTCCGGCACCCACAGACCATGAGCGCCACTGGAGTGGCGCGCTCCCAGCAAAGAGGACTTCCACCATGCTCATCGACAAGCAGAACCAGTTCTCGGCCGACGCCGGCGACAGCCCGACCGGCACCGGCTCGACCGCCTCGACCAACATCGTCGACCTCGGCATTGCCCGCGACATCGGCGGCGCGGCGACCGACCAGCTCGCGCTGCTGTGCGAGGTCGTCACGGCCTTCACGTCGGGCGGCTCGGCCACCCTGCAGGTGCAGTTCCAGACCGCGCCGGACAACGGTTCGGGCGCGCCCGGCGCGTGGTCGACGCTGGCGCAGTCCGACGCGATCCCGGTCGCCGCGCTGGTGCAGGGCTACAAGTTCCTGCCCGGCGAGCTGCCCGGCGGCACGCAGCGCTTCGTGCGCCTCAACTACGCAATCGGCACGGCGGCGATGACCGCCGGCGCGCTGAAGGCGGCGTTGGTGCCCTCGTTGGACGTCCAGCCCGTGTACGCCCGCGGCTACGTGGCGTGACGTCTCCGGGGCGGGCCGCGCCTCCTGCAGGCGCTCAAGGCCCGCCCCGGCCCCTTTTCCTTCGGCCGGAGTAGCGCCGTGGCCTCGATCACTGACATCTGCAACGCCGCGCTGTCCCACTGCGGCACGCGCTCCAAGATCAGCGCGATCGACGAAGGCTCGCCGGAAGCGACCGCCTGCCAGACGCACCTCGCCCTGGTGCGCGACGCGGCCCTGCGCGCCTTCGACTGGAACTTCGCGCGGCTGACCGCGCAGCTCGCCGAGCTGCCGGGTCCGCCGGTGCGCTGGCGGCACAAGTACGCGTTGCCGAGCGATTGCCTCAGGCTCAGGCGGCTGAACGACGTGCCGCTGCTGGCGCTAACCAAGACCTTCTGCGAGGTCGCCGCCGACCGCGATTCGACCGGTGCGTTCGTGACCGTGCTGCTGACCCAGGCGGCGCCGGTCGCGGCGATCTACACCGCGCAGGTCGCCGACCCGGTGCGCTGGGACGCAGGCTTCGTCGACGCCATGACCTGGGGCCTGGCGGCGCGGATCTGCTTCGAGCTGACCGGCAAGGACGACCGCGTGCGCACGCTCACCCAGCTGTGGCAGGCGGCGTTGCAGCGCGCCGGCGCCGACATGGCGAACGAAGGCAGCGCGCCCACCCGGCCCTGGCTGCCCGCGGCGCTGCAGGCGCGCGGCTTCGTGCCCGAGGTCGCCGCATGACCACCATCCCCGTCATCCAGCCGAGCTTCGCCGCCGGGGAACTCTCGCCCTTCCTCTACGGCCGGGTCGACCTCGCCAAGTTCCATATCGGCTGCCGCACCCTGCTGAACTGGCTCGTCCATGCCCATGGCGGCGCCTCCAACCGCCCCGGCACGCGCTTCATCGACGAGGTCGACGACAGCACGGTGCGCCACCGCCTGATCCCGTTCAGCTTCCGCACCCTGCCGGCCGGCCAGACCTACATCCTGGTGTTCGGCCACCTCACGATGCAGGTGGCGATGTTCGACGGCATCGCCTGGGGCTTCGTCGAGACCAGCCCCGGCGTGCGCTTCACGCTCGCAACGCCCTACGCCGCCGCCGACTTGGCCCTGCTGAAGTACGTGCAGTCGGCCGACACCATGACGCTGACGCACCCGGCCTACGCCGTGCGCAGGCTCACCCGCTCCGGTCACGCCCGCTGGCTGCTGCAGCCGATCACCTTCCAGCCCTCGACGCCGACACCGGCCGGCCTCGCCGCCTCCGCCTTGGGATCGGCCGCCGTCGTCCAGGTCACGGCGATCAACGATGCGACCGGCGAGGAGAGCCTGCCGTCCGCCGGGGTCGGCGCCACCTCCGCGACGGCCGGCTCATGGAGCTGGAGTCCCGTTCCCGGCTGCACCAACTACAACGTCTACAAGCTGTCGGGCTCGATCTATGGCTGGGTGGCGCAGGTCCAGGCCGCTTCGTTCACCGACAACGGCTTCACGGCCGATGTCGGCAACACGCCGCCCGGCAGCCGCAATCCGTTCGGCACCGCCACGCTGACCGGCATCGCCATCACGGCGGGCGGCACCGGCTACAACGCGCCGGCCGGCGCGGTGATCGATGCCGGCAGGATCGTCACCTCGGTGAGCTTCGGGCTGAGCGGCGGCGTCATCACCTCGGCGTCGCTGGCCAGCACCACGCAGACCTGCTCGGCCAATGCCTACGTGCAGGTGGCCGACGGCGGCGGCTCGGGCGCCGCGCTGCTGCCGCAATGGAGCGACCCCGATCCCGACACCGGCCAGCGCACCCTCACGGGCGTTGCCGTGTCGTCCGGCGGCGCGAGCTACACCGCGCACGCCACGGTCGCCGTTACCTATCTCGGCGTGCCGCAGCCGCAGGTGACGCTGACGCCCACGGTGGCGTCGGGCGTCATCACCGCGGTGGCGATCGGCGCCGGCGAGCTGGTGGTGGGCGGCGACTACTCGCTCTACCTGATCGCGGCATCCGACACGACCGGCCATGGCGCCTCCTTCTCGCTCACCATCGGCGCCGACGATGGCGGGACGCAGAACCCCGGCTGCTCGGCCTACTTCCTGCAGCGCCAGGCCTACGGCGACACCACGGCGCTGCCCACCACGCTGTGGTTCACCTGCGTCGGCGCCTACAACAACATGAACGTCAGCAGCCCGACCCGCGATTCGGACGCGATCACCCGCACGCTGACCGGCCGCCATGTCGACGAGATCCGGCATCTGGTGCCGGTCGGCCAGTCCATGCTGATCATGACCTCGGGCGCCGAATGGCGCTGCTGGGCGGGGCCGGCCTCCTCGGCGCTCACCCCCGCGGCCTGCTTCACCCTGCCCCAGACCTTCCACGGCACCTCGCATGTGCCGCCGATCGTCGCCGGCAACGACGTGCTGTTCGTGCAGGAGAAGGGCTCGCGGGTGCGCGCGCTGCGGTTCGACGCCATCCAGGACCAGTACCAGTCGTTCGACATGTCGATCCTGTCGAGCCACCTGCTGTACGACTTCGCCGGCACCCACCAGATCGTCGAATGGGCGTTCGCCCAGGAGCCGTTCCAGATCATCTGGGGCGTGCGCGACGACGGCCTGCTGCTGGGCTTCACCTACATGCGCGAGCAGGACGTCTATGCCTGGCATCGCCACACCACCGACGGCAGCGTCGAATCGGTCGCCGCCATCACCGAGCGCGACGGCTTCGGCGGCTACGAGGATGCGGTCTACCTGATCGTCAACCGCACCATCGGCGGCCAAACCAAACGCTACCTCGAGCGCATGATGCCGCGCACCTTCCCGACCATCGCCGATGCGTGGTTCGTCGACTGCGGTCTGAACTACGACGGCGCGCCGGTCAGCACCTTCTCCGGCCTCGACCATCTCGAAGGCAAGACGGTGGCGATCCTCGGCGACGGCAACGTGGTGCCCTCCCAGGTGGTGAGCGGCGGGCAGATCGTGCTCGACGGCCGCTATTCCAAGGTGGTGGCGGGCCTGCCCTACACCTGCGACCTCGAGACCCTGAACCTCGAGATGCAGGCCGGCGGCCCGACCGTGCAGGGCCAGATGAAGAAGATCGCCCAGGTCACGGTGCGGGTGAAGGAGAGCCGCGGCCTGCTGGTCGGCATCAACACCCAGAAGGTCGACGGCACCTCGACCGTCTTTGCCGCCGAGGTCAAGCAGCAGTGGAAGGACGCGCTGGGCACGGCGCTGCCGGCCTACACCGGCGACTGGCAGGTGACGATCCCGAGCGAATGGAACCGCGACGGCCGCGTGTTCGTGCGCCAGGGCTATCCGCTGCCGGCGACCATCCTCGATCTCATCCCGGAGGTGACTCCCGGTGACTAGGCCCGCCCCGCGCAGCGAGCGGGCCGGCGGGCGGCAGCGCCTTCCGAGGCGCGAGAGCCCGCACGTTTCCCATTGCGCACCCTCATGATCACGATCGTTCCCGCCACCCTGGAGCACGCGCGCATGATCGAGCTGCGGCCGGGCGATGCGCGCGAGATCGCCGCCCACGGCGTGAGCAAGGAGGAGGGCCTGCGCCGGAGTCTCGAACGCGCCGTGTGGGCCGACGCCTATCTCGCCGACGGCGAGGTGGCGGCCATTCTCGGCTGCGGCCTGTCGTGCCTGCTCGGCGGCCATGCCACGCCGTGGCTGATCACCGGCCGGCCGGTCGACCGCCACAAGAAGGATTTCCTGCGGCTGACCCGCGCGCGCCTCGCCGACCTGCGACGGGTCCATCCCGTGATGATGAACTGGATCCACGCGCCCTACGCCGAAGCGCTGCGCTGGGCACGGTGGCTGGGCTTCACGGTCGAGCCGCCGGTCCCGCTTGGCCCGTTCGGCGAGCCGTTCTGCCGCATCGTCATGAAGGGAGAGGCCGATGGGCATTGAGACCATGGCCATTGCGTCGCTGGCGCTGTCGGCGCTCGGCACCGGCGCCGGCGTCATCGGGCAGGGTCAGCAGGCTGCCGCGCAGGCCGGCATGGCGAACTACCAGGCCCAGCTCGCGCGCAACAACCGGCAGATCGCCGACTGGAACGCGCAGCGCGCGCTGCAGCAGGGACAGGTCGACGAGCAGACCCAGCGGCTCAAGACCGCCGCCGGGCTGGGCTCCCAACGCGCCGCGCTCGCGGGCCAGGGCGGCGACGTCGACAGCGGCAGCCCGCTCGACGTCCAGGCCGACACCGCGCGCGCCGGCGACTACGACGCCCGGGCGATCCGCAGCAACGCGGCGCTCAGGGCCTACGGCTATCGCGTGCAGGCGGCCGACGCCGGCGGCGCGGCCAATCTCGACGATTTCAGGGCCGGCAGCACGATGGCGGCGCTGCCGTTCGGCATCGGCTCGAGCCTGCTGGGCGGCGCATCGTCGCTCGGCAGCCGGTACCAGGGCTACGGGCGCCAGGGCTACGCGACGTCGCCGCTGTCGCTCGGCGGGACGGCCCCGTGACCCGGCACCGGCATCAGCGCGTCGCCGCGCGCACGAAGCCCGAGCGCGTCATGCATTGCTCGTAGAGGCGGATCTCGGCCGGGAAGCGGCGGATGTCGGACTCGCGCGGCACCCCGGCCGCGTCGCTGGGCGGCCGGTCCGGATAGAGCGCGCCAGCCTGCCGGCTCGCCTCCTCGCGGCAGTAGCTATTCTCCCTGGCGGTGGGCGGCGTGTGGTCGGGCCGCTCCCACGGCTGGGCCGGCTGGCCCGAGCAGGCGGCGAGCGCGAGCACGGCGAACGACAGCAGGGCAGCGGGGCGCATGGCCGATCCTACCATCCCGCCAGCGGATCATAATCGACCAGCGCGCGGCCGGCCCGCCAACCGCGCGGGAGGCCGCTGCCGGCGGCGACCGGCTGGGCGAAGGTGAGGACGAAGGCGTCGGCGTCGTCGGGCGAATAGCCGAGCCGGGCCTTGACCTGCTCCTTGGGCTCGAGCAGCAGGCGGTCGCCGCGGAAACTGTAGGTGGTCTGGCTGAGCGCCGCGATCAGCTCGGCGCTCGCCGGGCCGGGCGGCAGCTGGCCGCCGCGACGGATCCAGTCGATCGCCTCGAAATACATCTCGGTGCGCTTGTTGTCGTAGCGCGGGTCGCTGGCGCGGCCCGAAAAGGCAATGCCGATCGGCGCCCGGCCGAGGCGGCACAGGTTGTCGATCCAGCTCGAGCCGAAGCCGCCGGTGTCGTCGATGAAGCAGGCATCGGCCTGCCAGTCGGCCCACTTGCGCGCCACCGCGCCGGCGCCCTGCGCCCCGTCGATGTTGCGAAAGCGCAGCGGCGGGAACGCCACCAGGCCGTGGCGCGGAAAGATCACCGAGGCATCGTCGCCGAACCGCGCCACGTCGACGCCGAGGATGCGCGCAGCGCCGGCGATGTCCTCGGGCCGCCACGCGCGCGTCGTCGCGGCGCGGCATTCGTCGGGCCCGATCAGCGTGTCGAGCGAGGCCGGCGGGAACCTGCCGAACACGTTGACCAGCACCCATGGATTGTCGCGGCCGTACTTCTCGATCTGCTCGCGCGCCCAGTCCGCCCGGACCCGCGTCGCCCGCTTCGGATCGTCGGGATCGGCGGTGATCTCGGTGACGTGCCACAGCCGCCGCTCGCCGGTGCAGGCGCGCCACAGCGGTCCCTCGAGGTGGGTCGGGTTGCCGGCCTGCACGATATGACCCTCGACGCACGACGACAGCGCCGCCTCGGCCGAGGCCATCACCGCGTCGGGGATGCCGCCCGACTCGTCGAGCAGGAACAGGATGTAGTCGGAATGCAGGCCGGCCAGCGTCTGCCCGAGCCGCGCCTTGTCGGCGGTCTTGGCCCAGGTGCGGGCGCTCATCCACCAGGTCTCGGGCCGCTCGCGGCTGGCGATCCGCGTCTTGGTCCATTCGAAGCGGTTGGTCAGCAGGTCGGAGCGGGCCTGCCACTTGGCCATCTCCGCCCACAGATTGTCGGCCAGGGTGTCGCCGCTGACCGAGGTCGCGGCGATCTTCGGGTCGTCGCGCGTCAGCAGGAAATTCCAGGCGAGCCACGCCAGCACGGCCGTCTTGCCCGGGCCCTTGCAGGCCTTCATGGCGAGCCGCGGCTGGTGCGGGAAGGCCTCCAGCACCTCGTCCTGCCACGGATCGGGCCGCACGCCGAACACGTTGCGCACGAAGCGCGGCGGGTCGGCCTTCCAGGCCTCGAACGCCTCCCTCATGGATCCTGCCGCTCGAACGCCGCCCGCACCATGTCCTGCAGGCTCGGGCCACCCTCGCCCGGCGCCGGCTCGGCCTTGGGCTTGCCGTGCGCCCGGTCGAGCAGCTCACGCGCGGCGGCGATGCGCACCGGATCGCTGCTGCTGTTGCGCATCATCTCGGCCAGCACCTCGATCGCCTCGCGGGCGTACTTCGCCGCCTCGTCCTTGAGGTCCCCCCTGGGATTCCGGGGCTTGCGGCTCATGTCATCGCTCCTTCGGTTCGAGCAGGAAGCGGCGGCGCCTGACGCGGCGCGAGGTCCAGTCGGTCCACTGGCCGCCGGCGATGCGCAGGCGCCGCCGGTTGCCCGGGCGCACCGCCTTCTCCTCGATCTCGATCACGCCCTGGCGGTGCAGCGCGTCCATGAACGGCCAGACCCTGCGCTTGGGCAGATCGGTCACGGCCACCAGCTCGTTGCGCGTCGGGCACGGCTTGCCGATGCGCTGTGCGATCAGCAGCAGGATGCGGACGGTGACCTTGTCCCCGTCGAGCGGACGCGGCGTTCTCATGACGGCCGCCTCATGACGGCCGCCTGAGCGCAATCGCGCGGGCGAGCTGGGTGCGCACGCCCATGCGCAGCAGCCGCTGGTAGTCGGCGCGCTGGTCGCGGGTGAGGCCCTGGGCCAGGCGCGTGCGCTCGGTGCGGCGCGCCTTGTGCAGGATGGCGGCGACCAGGCCGTAGGCGGTGCCCCATTTGGCGGCGATCGCGGCGCGCGGCAGGCCGGCGTCGAAGTCGGCGACGATGCCAGCGCTGCGGCGCTCGCGCAGGCGCCGGCGCTCGGCCGCGAGCTCGGTGAGCCGACGCGCCGCGGCGGCGATGTCGGCCTGGATGTCGATCAGCGGGCGGAACGCGTCCAT